CATATCTTTCTCCTATTTTCTAATATAAATATCAAAATCTATTACAGCTTCATAAAAGCCGTGTTCATCTCTTCCTAAAATAACCGGTGCACGGTTCGCTAATATCCAACAACTGTGATCACCGATCATGTTAATTGTTCCTAATTCATTAAACTTGTTATAAAACTCGTATGCTTTTTCTTCGCATGGCGTTACAGTCTTTCCCCAATGAATTAATAGAGTAATTGATTTAATTGCATAGCCTGGAGGTAGTCCAATCGTTTTTTGCTGGACTCTCCCATGCTGTCTTGAATAGATACATACAACCTTTTCATGATTCTTGTTAAAGGCTGAATTACCCCACTCAGGCACATCCGGGAACTGAGGTTTAAGCCAATCAAGTATTTGTTTATTTGTTAGCATCTTAACCTCCTAGTTTATTTTTCAAATAATGTGCAAAAGTGTTAGGGATAAAATCTCCTTTAGCGTGTCCTGGTAAATAGGGATCAAACCAACGACCCCCGGCAAGTGGATTCTTATCAGTCCTAAAATTGAATTGAGGATTGAAGTATAATCTTCTTGCATAAGGTGTAGAGGATATAATCCTAAACACGAAGTCTTTTACTTCAACAAACGTTGAATCATTCTGCAAAAACCCAGTGTCCAGTGGCATTGTTCCGCTAAGTTTAAGATCATCAAGTAAAGCATAAGCTGTTCGCTCTACTGCATACTTCTCTGCTTCTTTAAGTCTTGCTAAAAACGCTTGATCTAGCTTAATGTCTGCTTCTACTTCTATCATTAGATCAGCTCAATTCTAGTATGGTTAACGCTACCGTCGGGATTTCTCGGCCTTGTATAACTCAAAATTCTTTTTGCCCCGTATCCTTCGACGGTAGCGGTACCATCTTCAAATATTTCACCGGGCAATATGTCGCCCTTAACGTGAATAACTCCACTAAGCTGAACCCATTGACCGTCAGCGTCTTGAACTCTACGAACTTTTTCAGAGAAGTTAACCAAACCTTCCCACGTTGCTGTGATTTCAGGTCCGCCATCTTCTCCAAATTCAGTTGATAGTTCAATCTTGCAAGGTATTACATCCCATTGCTTAAGGTATGGTAATTTAGCAATCATCTAAGCCTCCGATCTAATAGACCAGTGGGCATCAATAAACTTATCGCTTCGTCACATATCCCATAGTGTTTGACTAATTGCGGCCTTGTTTCATTTGCTTTACCTGCTGAAACCGAAACATCCCCAATAGAATATGAACCTACTGAGTTAAGAAACTCGTCCATCTCACCATATTGATGAGTGAACTCTGCTTGCGCACACTCTGCAAGCTTTACTTGTCTTTGTGTAAACTCAGGCCATTCAATCAAATCTCCTATCTGGTAACTTGTAGCCTTATCAATTAACCTACTTGCTTTTGCTATTGTGCTATCAAAGGCGTCTCCAGGAATGAGATTGCCTTTGAATTCTTCTGTATAAAAATCATAATCTGAATAACTCATTCCCTTAAACTCCTTTATTTTTTAGCTTTTAATGCTTCTAATTCCTTAACAACTTTTTCATACTTATCATATGGCACAGTTTTACCCGCTCCGTGTGCTTTTAAGGTTTCTTTTCCTTTTGCGTCGACACTGTAAATATCGAAGCCAATTGACTGATAGTAAGCTTCTTGCTCATCAGCAATGGTCAATACCTTGTTAGCTTTGATTGCTCGTAACATCGCTATTCCTCCTATGCTTCAACGTTGATCTGAACGCCGTCTACTTTGTTTTCAATTAAGAAAAGATCACCATATCTACGATTTTGATACAAATAGCCATCTCCGCCTGTATGTGTGCCAGGCGCCCAAAGATATATTGCGCTATGCTTATCCACTGCAATAACAGATCTAGGATGAACTAAGATCATATTAATCTGCTTAGCAACAGCAGCAGGCTTAAATCCGTCTGTAAAGTCATATGCTGATTTCATGCGTCCGGACGGAACAAGAATTATTTCAACCTCATCTAATGAGCGTACCGCGCGCTTAATTGTGTTATCGTTTGAGCCTGATACATTAATTGTTCTTTGAATCTCTAGAGCATGCTTGAGCATTGTATTGATTGCCGGAGTAACATATAAAATACGTCCATCAACGGGCACACTAGCCTCATCCATCGCTTCCATAAATTCATCAAACTTAGCTAAAATATTCGCTTCTGTTAAAGCCGTTGTATCAGCGGTTTGGTTAAACGTATTTACATATTCAGAGTAGATTTTGCTGTAACGGTAAGCATCCAGCTCCGGTATAGCCTGTTCTGTCTCAAAAGTATTTGTGATATTTGCAGCTGAAACAACTTGATTTGTCTCATCAACATCCATTGCATCTACAAAAAACTCAACATCACGGTCATGTGCTAAGGTTTTTACTTCAAAATCATTCGAGATGTCCTGACGATTCCACCCACCAGAGCGTCCGTGTTCCTTATAGCCCCCAAGAGTTAAACGTGGAATCTTAACCGTTTTAGTACCGACAAATTGGACACCATTATTTGTTAAATCGCTAGAGGTCAATTCTCTTGCATACTTCTGTTCTAATTCCTGTCGGAATTGTTCTACATAATTAATTGTATTCGCCATATAATTTCTCCTTATTATTTATTTCCAAAAATTTTGCTTAATGCGTCTGCACTTGTTGTGCTTTTACCACCTGAACCGCCCAGCTTAAAGCCCGGTTTATTTTCTTCATCAGTCTTTGAAGCTATAAGTAATTCAGGGATTTCTTCTACTACCTTTTCGAGGGCTTCCCTTAACGTTTCACCATCAACGTTTCCTTTGTCGTCTACGTCTACCCCTGAAAGATCCGCTAGTCTTATTGCGTGTTCAATCCTTTCAGGCTTGATGTTGAGCGTTACAGCCATTACCTTGGCATCTGCCCTAACAAGACGCCTATTTGCTATGCGCATTGCTTCTGACTCTGCTTGTTCGTACTTTTCAACTTTCGATCTAAGACTGTTTATGTCTTGCATTTCAGCTTCTTTGGCTTCTGCCTTTTTTGCTTTGAAATTCTCGAAAGCTTCCTGCGCTTCAGCTTCGGATAAACCTTGTTGCTTGAAATAGTCTTTTATCGCCGCGCGCTCTGCTCTAGCTGTTCTATTTTCAGCTATACGATTAACTTCATCTTCATCAATAGTTGGTTGTTCTTCTTCACCGACTTGCTCTTGGTTGTCGTCTACCTTCTCCACGTCTTCAGGTGTCGTGTTACCTTGTTTTTCTTGCAACTTATCTGTATTCATATTTCCTCCCGCTTAACGTCCGTCGACGATTAATTACATTAAAAAAGCCACCCTATAAAGAGTGGCTAGTCCTACTTCGCTTGCAAATCTTTCTTTGCTGTCAAGATTAGAGTGGATCACCTCGCTTTCATTTTAATAAAGGTCAATGTCCTGCTCCTTTCTAAT